TGTTTTTACAAAAAGGAGAAGAATGGAAAAAAAAGTTTATTAATAAATTTAGATATTTTAATTGATAATTTATATATAAATAAATTTTTATAAAAAATCTATAAACTTCAAAAAATAAATATTTACTAAATTTTAGATTTTTTTGTTATTATTATGTGAATGACTCTTATTCATAATATTATTTTTATTTTTTTATTTTTTATAATGATATATATTCTTTTAAGTAATTTTGATATTTTTGTTTATAAAAATTAGTTTGTATTTTTTTTATTACATATTTCATAAAATGTACTGATTTATGTAAAATAGAATTTTGAATAAAATGTGCATAGTTTAATTCTTTTAATTCTTTGATACAATAATAAAAATTATTTTTTTCATTATTGGCATAATCATATATTAAGTTTGTTAATTCTAATGGTAATGTTTCTAATTTATTCTTATTTATGTACATATTTATATGTAATACATATAAAAATATAAATACATGAAAAATTAAAAAAAATCGAATTGTAATTATGAATTTCTCATAAAATTGATTCTACTGATATACTTTCAAAAATGAGTACACCTAAACATGAGCAATATCCTGAACATTTTTCATTCAAAGCTTTCATACAATTACATAAAAAACTAATAGATAATAAAAAACCTACAAATGAAAATGAAGCTTTAAAGGAAAAACAAGATATCGCCGAAAGATGGTTAGAACATTTCAATAGTGTACCAAAAAAAGACCTTTTTCAGTATATCTATATGTATTCGGACTACATATTGCATATGCAAGATGAATTACATAATGCTGCATGCTTCGATGGTACAAAAGTGGAACTTGATAAGACAAAAGTGGAACTTGATAAGACAAAAGTGGAACTTGATAAGACAAAAGTGGAACTTGATAAGACAAAAAAGCAACTAAACACTAATTACATGCTACTCTTCATGGTCTTTATACTTGGATGTATCATAGGAAAAATACAAGGAAAAATCTTCTAGCAATAGTAGTTTAACATTTATTATAAAATATATTATTTTTTATTCTTTATTAAAAAAATTACTTATTGTAAATAATAATCAAAATTAATAATTATTTGACTTAATGGAATGTACCCATATGTTAATTTATTATTATTATTAAATCCCTTTAAATAATAAGTTTCTTCTTCATCTAATGAAACACGGATACATAACAATGAATTATGTAAATTATAAAAATTAGTTAATGGTATATTGATTTTTTCATCTTGAAATCCATTTAATTTATTTATTTTTACATTTTGTACTTGAAATAAACAAGTCTTTGATGGATTAATTACACTTATATTATTATTTCTGTACGGTATTATATTTCCTTTATTTGTTAATAATTGAAGTGGAATTTGACTATGTAATTCAAAATTTAATGTAAGATTTATATTTTTATATATAAATTCATCTACATTTGGTACAATACCCAATAATCCAATATCATCATATTTTGAATCATTTAAATTTTGTATTATGTTCCATGATAAATTATGTATAATTAAATTATTATATATTGATTGATTATTTTTAATGTTTATTGGAAATCCCGCAGGTATATAATCAATTGGAAAATATTGACTATCATTTTTATCAAATATATTTACAAATTTATCTACTTTTTTTGAATGAATATAATTATAAGATGAATGTTCATTAATTTCTAAAATATTAGGTGATAAATAAAATGTATCAAATATAACATGATTACCATGTTCATTATTTTTCATCATTTTAAAATAACTTGATGATGACATTTTATTATTATTTACTTCTGTTATATTTGTTTTTTTTATTCCATACAATAATGTTTTATCATTCGTTTTTGTATTTTCATTTTCACTTTTTTCTTCTTTTTTTTTATTTTTAATTCTATTTTGTTTTATAATTTCTTTTATTTCTTTAACTGTTTCATCGTCTAAATTTGAATTTCCTGGAGGTCCTGGTGGTCCTCTTAATCCTGGTAATCCTCTTGGTCCTTCAACAACATTATTTTGTTTATTATTTAATTTATTTATAAATTCTTCTATATTTAATTCTATTAAACTACTTTGATTTTGATTTTGATTTTGATTTTGATTTTGATTTTGATTTTGATTTTCAATTTGAGTTTGAGTTTGAGTTAGAGTTTGAGTTTGAGTTTGAGTTAAATTGTCTATAACATTTATTCCTTCATTAATTTTATTTTCATTATATATATTTGAATTTAAATCAATGTTTTGATTTTGATTATTTCTTAAATTTATTCTATTTTGCGTGGGTTGTTGCTGTAAGAATTGTTGTTGATGTTGTTGATATTGTTGTTGCATTTGTTGATGTTGTTGTTGTTGCTGTTGTTGTTGATTAAAATAAGGTTGAAATTGACTTTGTTGTTGCATTTGTTGTTGCATTTGTTGTTGCTGTTGTTGATTATTTCTTCTAACAAATATTCTATTTTGTTTATTATCATAATATAAACTCATGTATATATGATTCTATTATTTTATTTGATTAAATTAAACTTTACTAATTTTTCCATTTTTAAATAAACCTATTATTATTGGATTATTTGCTTTTACTGATTTTATATCATAAATATATCCATCATCATCTATATATATAGGTCTAATATCTTTTGTATCCAGTTTTACTTCTTCTTTTTTTTTATTATTGATTAAATAAAATGATTTAGTTTTTTCATCAATTAAATATATTTTCTTTTGATAATAAACTGCTTTTTTTAATTTTTTTTGTACTGTTTTTTTATTTTGTACTGTATTTAATAAAGAAAAATCATCAACAATATTAGGATAATAACTAAATCCAGACGCGTGTTTTCCAAAATTATAACATCTATAACTTCCTTTTATATCTTCCGAATTTAATGTACAATCAATAGCACATTCTTTAAATATATTTAATATTTTATCAATTAATTTTTGTTTTTTTAATGATATATCTTCAATATATTCATCTGTTGTTATTTTATCTTTTGCTATTGCTGAGTTTTTTTGTGAAAATACTGAAAAATATCTGTAAATTTCAATATTTCTATCACTTGGAGGCAAATCATTATGACTATCACGTCTTACACCTCTTCCAATAATTTGTTTAATTTTCATTTGATTCCAATATGGTTCAATAATATGAATTTGTCTAATATTTTTTAAATCTAATCCTTCAGCACCTGCTAATGTTGCTAATATGATTTTAATTAGTTTTCCTGTTTTATTTTCTGTACTTGTAAATGTTTCTAATATTTTCTTTTTTACTTTTTCATCTTCATCTCCTGAATATATAGCATATTTAGGTTTATTATCTGGAGATTGATATGATGAATAACCATTAAAATCTAATATTTTAGAAAATAATTCAACACCTTCTAAACTTCTAAAATTAGAATATATAAAAACTAATCCTGGAGACTTATTTACATTTTCAAGTAATAATTTAAATTTTGGACTTAATTTATCTAATCCATCTGGACCCGGTTTTAAATATGTTTCTCCATTTGATACTAAATCGTGTAATGCTCTATCTATTCTTAATTTATAATCTTTTGTCATTTTACCTTCATTATTTAATTCTTCTTCTTTTAACATTGATTTATTTATAATTTCTTGATTAATTTTGTTATTTTTATTTTTTTTTAAACTAACAATAAACTTTTTATCAGGATATGGGCGATGAATTTCTTCCGGAAATACAAAGTTTGATGCTTGTCTTGAAAATACACGAAACATTGATTTTACTTTTTTTTTTGATTTTTTATCTGATTTACCTCCACGCTCTGATAAACGTTCTTTTGCCCTTAATATTTCATATATTTGAAATTGATAATGACTCATTGGAATTCTATAAAAATCTTTATATATAACTTCTGGATAATTACCTTTAATAGACTCATAATAACTAATTAATCCAATCATACGTCTTTTAAATATTTCTTCATTTTTTAAAGTAAATTCATATTGTTTTTCTTCAATAAAATAATTTCTAAATACATCTCCATTATCCTCTGTCGGATATAAAGAATATTTTTTTAAATCTAAATATCTGCATTCTAATTTTTCATTTGTTGTTTCATTAATAAAATTAATTATTTCATTAAATTCTTGTTCATAACTTTTTTTATTTAATATAAATTCAATTGACCTATTCATTCTATTTATTTTTGCTAAATCAATGTATTTATTTTTTAATAGTTTTTCTTCTAATTTATGATAATCAGATGATGAAAATGATGGTGGAACATTTGTAATACGATAATATAAAACTTCATTATAACCATTTAAAATATTAAATAATATTGCACATTCATATACATCATTAATAATTGGAGTACCACTAAGTGCTATAATTTTTGTATTTTGAGCATTCATTAAAGCATTATATAATTCTTTACCTATTTTACCTGAGCCTTCCAAACCAGAACTAATAATTGAAATTAAATTATGTACTTCCTCAATAATAATAACTTTATTATCTAAACTTCCTATTTTTTTTAATTCATTTAATAAATATGCTGAATTATAAGATACAAATGTATATTTTGATTTATATTTCTCTTGATCAACTTTATATGCTGGATCACCACAAAATAACACTCCTTTGTATATAAAATTATTTTTTAATGATGCGGGTAGCATAACAATAATATTTTTTTCTTCTTTTAAATTTTCTGCAATAGTAATAGATGTACAAGTTTTACCTGAACCTAATCCATGATATAATAAAATACCTTTATATGGACTATTAGTATTCATAAAATTTCTTAATAATTTTTGATAATTATATGGTTTGAATGTTGTTGATTTTTCTTCATCTTTACCAGTTGCTCTGTATTTTAAAAATGTTTTATTAAACCATTCTAAAAAATCTTTTTTATTTGTTAATTTATAATCTTCAATTGGAATTATATTTTTACTTTGTTTCTTATTTATCTTTAATTTTATATTTTTTATTTTATCTGTTGAAACTATATTATTTAATTTTAATGAATTAATATTAATATTATTATTATTTACTAATTTATTTAATGATTTTTTAGTAATTATTGTAGGTTTTTTTGATTTTTTAGATTTTTTAGATTTTTTAGATTTTAATTTAATTTTATTTTTTAATTTATTTTCATTTGAATTATTAATATTCATATTAATATAAAATAATATATTTATTTAAAAATTAATTAAATATATAATTTATGAATGATTTAATTAACTCAAATATTAAAAAATCTAATATTAAATATATTTCTTTAGGTAGTTTTTGTCATCCAAAAATGCATATTCGAAAAACAAATCGTCAAATTAGTAAATCTTTACCTTTTGATTTTCATTCAAGTCCAAATGCTTATTCTATTTATTCTATTTTAGATAAATTATCTGAAAATAAATCTTATACACATCATTTTAAAGAAATAATATTTATACATGACCATAATAGTAAAAATGAAAAAGAATTAGCAGTTTCTGATATTGAAGATTTATATTTTTTACATTTTTTTAATCTTTCAGATTTATTAAATAAACAAGAAATAAAAACAATCGAATTCCCATTAAGTGTTGAAAAAAATTTATGCAAACTAAAAATGAATGATGTTAATAATAAATTTAAAAAACGTTATGAAGATTTATATAATATTTTAAATAATGAATGTCAATCTTATAATTTAGATATTTTAGTCTTATTAAGAATTGAAAATTATAATAATCTTTCGTGGAAAATTGATGTTCATAATTTAGTAAATGCTTTAAAACAATATAAACATCCTAATAAAATATTGATTTATACTCAAATAGAAATTGATGAAAAATTAGATTTTTATCAAAGTTTTAAAATAAATTATGATTTTAATTTTCCAATAATATTTCATAAAATATTATTTGATGAAAAAATTTCATCAGATAAAATTCAAGAAAAAATGTTTGAAAATATTTTAGTTAATTTTGAAAATATTATTCAAAATTGTATTTATATAGATTATAATAACAAAATAGAAGTTTATTATAATGATAATAATAAAGTATTAGTTAATCTTAATGATATAAATTATATTTTTTATATATATCATGTAAATAATATTAAAATTGAAGCTTATTATAATAATGAATTATATGTATTTTTAAAAAATAAAAATAAAATTTTTGAATGTATTTCTTAATTTATTATTAATTTATTATTAATTTATTATTAATTTATGAATTTTTCCTAAATGACTAATATCTTGTATTTTATTACAATAATTTAAATTTAAAGTATGAATGTTTTTTAATTCATTTATTTTTTCCAAGTTTATACAATATGATAAATCTAAATTAACAACATTTAAATTACTTATTTCTGTTATTTGATTACATTGTTGTAATATTAAAGTATGCACATTTGTTAATGAATTTATATTTTTTATATTAATACATTTTGATAAATTTAGTGTATGTACATTTTTTAATGCACATGCATCAAATATATTTATGCATCCTGATAAATTTAAAGTATGAATATTTTTTAATGCACTTATATCATATATAAATTTACAGTTTTCTAAATTTAAAGTATGATTATTAGTTAAATAACTTACATCTTGAATATTATTATTAGATAAATCCAAATTATATATATTTCCTAAATCATTTATATTTTTTATATTCTTGCATTTTGACAAATTTAAAGTATAAACATTTTTTAATTGTCTTACATCTTTTATTCTATTACAATTCGATAAATTTAAATTTTTTACATTTTTTAAAATAGAAACATTTGAAACATTTGTATTACTTAAATTTAAAGTTTGTATGTTTTCAAAGGCAGATACTTCTTCATCTTCTAAATAAATATAATTTGATAAATTTAAATTTGAAATATTATATTGACTTAGCTCATGTAAATCTGAAATAAATTGACAATTTGATAAATTTAAATTTTTAATATTTATTAATCCTTTTATTTTTCTAATATTTTTACAATCTGATAAATTTAAATTTTTAACATTATTCAATACATCTACATTTATTATATTTGTATTATATGATAAATCTAAATCATACACATTTGCCAATGAACTAATATCTTCAATTTCATAGCATCTTGATAAATTTAATATATGATTATTTCCTAATGAAGAAACATCTTTTATGTTTCTACAATTCGATAAATTTAAACTATATACATTTTTTAATGCACTTACATCTTTAATTTTACTATTATTCGATAAATTTAAAATGCGGACATCTTTTAATGGACTAACATCACATATATTATTACAATTAGATAAATTAAGTTCAACTACATTTGCTAAATTTGTTAATTTATTTATATTATGACAAAAAGATAAATTTATAATTTGAATGTTTTTTAATCTATATAAATTATAAATTTTTGTATGGTCAATGTTAAGTTTATAAATATCTTTTATTTTTAAACATTTCATATCCACATAATTATCCACATGTAAAACTAATTGAGTATTTGTATTATTTATTCTTTTTTTTATGTGTTCAACAAATTGCTGATTAGTTGCATATTCATTTGAATAATAAGTATTAAAATGAAAAACATGCATGTTTTTTTTCATTTTTAAAAAATAGGAATTTACTTCAAAAAAATATTTAAGATTTGTATATTTATTTATAATATATATTACATCTTCTGATAAATCATTAATAGTTGTTTTTATTGTTTTTACTGAATTTACTAAATTTACTTCTTCACTATTATTTATTTTTTTTATTTTTTTATTTATTTCTTGAATTGTTTTTTCAATACATTTAATTTTATAATTTAATTTTTTATATTTTAATTCCATATTTGATTATTGATTATTGATTAAACTTTATATATTTTATAAATATTTTCATTAATAAAATAAAGTATTACAAATATAAAATATATCATTAAATATTAATTTATATTGTGTTTTTATTGTATTTTTATTGTATTTTTATTGTATTTTTATTGTATTTTTATTCTGTTTTATTGATATAATTATCTTACAAAACACCATAATGTTTTAATGCATTTTGTGCTGCTTTTTGTTCTGCTTCTTTTTTACCTTGTGCTATTCCTTCACCAACAATATTACCTTCAGTGTCTCTTACACATACGCGAAATTTTCTATTTGATATTCCTTCGAATGAAACATTTTTTGTTTCACTAATTTGTTCATATTTAGGGTATTCACCATTAAATTCTTTTTGAAAATACTTCATTAATTGATCTTTAAAATTATCATCTTTTTCTATTAATACTGTAAAATCAATATAATTCTCATATAAATAAATTAAGAATTTTTTTACTAAAACATAAGCATTACCTTCTCCTATATTTTCTTCAAAATTAAGAAATAATACACCCAAAAAGGCTTCAAAACAATCTTCTAATAATTTTGCATTTTTTCTACCAGTCATAATAATTTCTACATGTTTTGAAATTATCATATATTTATCAAAATTTAATACTAAAGCTAATTTACTTAATGTTTCCGTTTTTACTAAACGCGATCTAAGTCTTGTTAAAAACCCTTCATCTTCATCTTTAAATCTCTTAAAAAGGTATTTTGATATCATTGATTGAATATCTGCATCACCATACCATTCTAATGTTTCATTTGAATTTTCTTGTAATTTTACATAATCTTCTATTTCATCTGGTTGTAGAGCATTTATATTTCCGAAATATTTTTTATATTTTTCAAAATCACTTGATACACACATTGATTTATGTATAAATGATTGTTGTAATAATTTTATATTTTTTATATATTTTATTTCTTCTTTTAAATTTCCTTTTTCTAATATATCCGCTATATCATCTATTGTAATTAATTGATTAGAATTATTATATACAGGATATATTTTTTTTCCTTCTTCTATTATATAACTTGTTTCTTCATTTTGTTTTAATTGAATAGATTTATTTATTTCTGTCATTATATAATTATATATAGTCCTTATTCTTTAATTCAATTTTTTATTTAAAATCTTTTTTTTTTAATAATATATGACAATAATATGCTATGTCGATAATCGCGAAAGAGAACTAATTCAATTATGTACTCAAAAAAATATCAATAATTTCAATTTTTTATTCAAAAATTTGGATATTGGTGATATTTTAATTAATGAAAAATCTGATAAATTAAATAATGAAACAATTAATGATAATGAAACAATTAATGATAATGAAACAATTAATGATAATGAACAACAATTAATAATTATTGAACGTAAATCATATGATGATTTAAGTACATCAATAAAAGATGGACGTTATAAAGAACAAAAAAATAGAATATTAAATAGCGTACAGCAAAATGTACGTAAAATTTATATACTTGAAGGAAATAAAAATGACTTTAAATTACAAAAAAATGTATTAGAAGGTACAATTATTAATACTATGGTACGTGATAATATTCATGTATATATATCAAAAAATGTTGAAGATAGTTTTAAATTTATTAATAATATTTTAAAAAATATAGATAAATATAAAGATAATATTAAAAATAATAATAATATAGTAAATACTAATGATGTATTGGTAAGTAGTATTAAAAAAAATAATATGAATAGTGAATCGTGTTTTATAAATATGTTAAGTGGTATTCCTGGAATATCAAATAAAACAGCACATATATTTGTTGATAAATTTAAAAATATTAATAACATGTTTCATTATTTTTATAAAGATTTAGAAAATAATAAAGAATTAATAATTAAAGATTTAGAAAATATGAAAGTGGGTTCCAATATGCGTAAATTAGGTAATAAAAATGCTGTTAAAATTTATACTTTTTTATTTGTTTAATTTATCTTTTTATTTTTTAATAAATAATAAAAAAATGATTTCTTTTTTATGATATACTAAATATTATATAATGATTAGTGTTCAAGAAAATACATACAATAATAAAACTTATGAAATTAATAATTTTAAAATGAAAGAATGGATTCCAAGAGATAAAATTAATTGGGTATTATTATGTAAAAATAAAAATGCTATGAATTTTATTGATAAAAATATAAAATATGTACAAAATAATTTTAAATGTTGGAGTGAATTATCTATTCAACCTTATGCAATATCAATATTGGAAAAATATCCTGATAAAATTAATTGGAATTATTTATCACATAATCCAAACGCACTACATTTATTAGAAGCAAATCCAGATAAAATTGATAGTGCTCATATATGTTTAAATAATAATGAAAATATATGTAAAATTTTGATGGATGATAATATTCTTTTATTTAAAATGTGGAATTTTATATATGCTAATAGTTCTTGTATGGAATTAATAAAAACAAAAGATAAAAAAAAAATTAAATGGAATTGTTTGTGTAAAAATGAAAATCCTGAAGCATTAGAAATGATACGAAATAATGTGATTTTATTAAATGAAAATTGCTTTTTAAATTTATGTAAAAATGTTAATGGTGTTGTTATATTAGAAGATATTATTAATAATTATTTAAATGAAATTTATGATGAAAAAGTAAGATTAAAATATTTAAAATATTTGGCATTAAATCCGAATGGTATTCATTTATTAGAAAAATATGTAAATGATTTTAGTACTTTTAAATATTTTTATTGTTTAGTACAAAATGAAAATGCTTTACATATTATTAGAGAACATATTGAAAGATTAGATGAAATTATTTTTGATGAAGATATTAAATTTAAAATTGAAGGATTTAAATCATGGGAAAATTTAGATTATCATCCATATGGTGATAAATATTTTAAAGATGATGACTTTTCTAATGAAAATAAAGATGAAAATAATGAACTTTATGAAATTGAAGAAAAATATAAACATTTAAAATATAATTTAACATGGAATTATTTATGTTTAAATAAAAATCCAGATGTTATTGAATTAATTGAAAATAATTTAGATAAATTAAATGAAAATTGTTGGGATGTTTTATCTAAAAATAAAAACGCTATTCATATTTTAGAACAAAATCAATCTAAAATAAATTGGGATAATTTAATGATTAATGAAGCAATTTTTGATTTGATTTGATTTGATTTAATTTAATTTAATTAATATTTTATTTTATTTATAAATTATTTATTAATTAATAATAAATTATAATTTTATTTTTTAATATATTTTTATTCTTTTATATTAGATATTATGGTTAAAAAATCATTTGATATATTTGATTTTATTTTATCAAAAAAATTAATATTTATTATTTTATTAATAATAATATTATTAATTATTATTTATTATAATAGTTTAACATATGAAAGTTTTCATATAAACCATTTAAAATATTTTAGATGTGATACAAAAAAATTAGGTTTTATTAATAACGAAATTTTTAATAATTACGGAATTACAAAAGACAATAATAATTGGAATATTTATATTCCTTGTGGTTATAATTATGTAGAAAAAGAATTATTAACAATTCAAGTTTTAAATAATTCTAATTATAATAACAAAAAATTTATTTTTGGTATTAATGGTTGTGATTCAATTGTTAGTAAAAATAAAATTTGGGAAACATTAGTAAGTTGTTATGGTCGCAATGAAGCATCTAAATATATGCCTGAATCTTATGTATTACATGATAAAGATGAAATGGTTTTATTTAAACAAAGATTTCAACCTACTACAATTTATATTTTAAAAAAAAATGTTCAACGTAAAGAAGGATTAAAATTAACAAGTAATTTAAATGAAATCTTATCATCATTAATGGAAAATTATAGAGTTGTTCAAAAATATATGACTGATTTATATCTAATTAATAGAAGAAAAGTTAATTTAAGAATATATTTATTAGTAGTTATTAAAAACGGTTATAAATACTTTTATATTTCTCATATTGGCAAATGTATTTATACAAAAAAAGAATATAATCATAATAATTTTGATTTTGAATCAAATATTACAAGTTATAATTTAGATATGACTGTATATGAAAAAAATCCAAGACACTTTAATGAATTATATAAATATGTAAATATGAATTCAAACCAAAATAATAGTGGTCAAATATTAAAAAATAATATTGCTTTGTTAATGAATAAAATATGTGTTTGTATTAGTAAAAGTGTTTATCAAAGCTCTAATCTAAAAAATACTACTTGTTTTCAATTATTTGGTGCAGATATTATCTTTAATAATCAATTAATGCCATTTTTACTTGAATTTAATAAAGGCCCCGATATGATTCCAAGAGATGATATTGATAAAGAAATGAAAACAACTGTTCAAGAAGATATGTTTAGAATTGTTGGAATTTTACCACCTAAATTAAATGGAATGAATGTTTTTTATGAAACATATAAAACAAAACTTTAATATAAAATATATATATAAATATTAATAAAAATATTAATAAAAATAAAATATAATAAATAATTTTTTTGTTTTATTAAAATATGAATATATTAATAAATATATTATTAATTTATATATTGATATTTATTTTATTTTTTTATTTTAATAAGTATTTAAAAAACTATAATCAATTTATTGAAAAAGAACATTTTATAAATATATATCAATTTTTGAATAATGGATTTACAAAAAATATGAAAGAAAATAATAAAGATGTATCTATTAAAAAAGATATAATTAATTTTGATAATATTTATTATAAAAATATTTATTTATCTTATAGTAAAAAAACAAATCAATGTGATTTTTATTTACTAAATTATCAAAAAAAATTATTTATGAAAATAAATCTTAAAAAAGATAAAAGTAATTTTGATATTTATGATGAAAATAGAAAAAAAATAGGATTTTTAAAATCAAGATATCATAATAAATACATTATTGATTTATTTAAACTTTATAAAAATGATTATATATTTTATATAATAAATAATTACAATAAAATTAAAATTTATAATGATTTTGATTACAATGTTTTTTATTTAATAAAAAATAATGATGAACTAAAAAAATATAAATTATTATTATTTGATGAAGAAATTGGTTATATAAATAGTGATAATCAAAATTATAAATTTTTTATTAAAAAAGATTATTTAAAATATACTAGTTTGTTTAGTTATGCTTTAATTATTTTAATCATAAATAAACAAAATTAATTCTTGATTAATTCTTGATTAATTCTTGATTAATTCATAATTAATTCATAATTAATTCATTAAATGCTTTTTTTTTTTGTAAAAATAAAAAATATTTTTTTTCTTCAATAGTTAAACCCCATTGTTGTAAAATTTCTGTTGAATTAAAATAATGATTTTCTCTTGAATATATTATTAAACTTAAAAACATTATAAAATGAACATTACAATTTTTAATATTTATTCTTTGTAATGTTTTTTTTAAATAATTTAAATATAAAGGATTAAAATAAATTAATATATTTTGATTTTGATTTTGTTTTTTATAATAAAAATTTCCAATATATTTTTTTTCTTGTAAATCTTTATTCAATTTATTTAAATCTTGAATATTTGGTGTAACTAATATTAAATATGTATTTTGATTTTTTTCTATATGTCTATTATTTGTAAATATTAATGTTGGTTTATCGTTGATTGGTCTATTATTTGATAAAACACTATAAGTAATATTACACATATTTAAATGAAAAAAATCTCTTAATTGAAAACTCTCAAATTGAAAAATAGGATGTTTATTTTTATTTAATGCTTTTGTCACTTCATAATAATTTTGATATAATAAATTATCTAAATATGAATCAAGAATAATTCGATTATCAAATAATGACATATGTTTTAACATATTTATTTGTGGCTCATTTTTATGATAAAAATTATTTTGTGTATTTTTTAATTGTTGCTTACTTATTCTTCTATATTGTTTATAATATTTTGTTGTATAAAAATCTAATCCACTTATATATAAATATTTAATATTATAACTTAATATATCACATATTGCACATGTTCCAGTATAAGGACGAGTTCTTATAGAATTTTCTATTGAATTATATAATTGATTGTTTATTGCCCTAAATGGCATTGAAAATTTATTCCTTTTTATATAATTTAATATATCATTCTTAAAATAACCATTCTCAATCGGATATGGACAACATAAAAATTGAATATTGAATTTTTCTAAAAAGCTACATTGAAATTTATTTTCTCCAGGAAAATCTGAAGTATTTAAAGAATTATATAATATTGTTGTTTTTGTACCAATATCTTCTGATATATTTTCAGGTAATGGTAATGATTTATTTAATCTAATAACTATATCAAATTTATCAATAATATTTCCTTTTTTTGTTCCAATAATTGATTCGGCTGGACCAACTAATGCAATTGTTTTATTTTCAACAAAATTCTTAAATAAATCATTATATTTATAAAGAAAATTTTTTATAACTTCTTGATGACTCATTACCATCTGATGATTAGGATTTAATACTAATTGTGATTTACAATAATTTTTATGAACATAATATTGAGTTAATTCTATATTTTTTTTACAAATATTACATTTTTTATAATTTTCATTTATATTCATCAAAAACTAATTTATAAATATATTTTATTATTTTTATTTTACCTTATTATTTATTTTTTGCTTTTTATTTATTTATTATTATATTTATTGCGTTTAATGCGTTTATTTTTTTTATATATTTATTTCATTTTTTAGTTATTCAAAATAAAAAATTGTTTATTATATATATAATGAAAACAGTTAGAAAAAATATTATTAGAAGAGATAATACTAATAATGTCACTTATGTCTTAAAAATCTATAATGATAATACTTATGAATTCACAACCCTCATTTTTAATCAGGGATGTTATACAGTCGCATCTAAAAAAACTGGAACTTGTAATCAATAAATTATTTATTTACGGGTATAAACCACTGTTTTAAATTATTATTGGATGATTTATTTTTTTTTGTGTAATTAACTGCTTTTTTTTCAGTACAAGTATTATATTCAAATATATCATTCATTGTTATATTTGGATGAATATTAACTTCTGGAATTTTATTTAATTTTTGATAAACTTCATGATGTTTTGTATAAATTGATGTTTTTACATTTTTGTCTTCAAAATCAGGATCTTTATCAAAATCTGTTGGATGTTTATGTGCTCCTTCTTTAGCAAGTTTATCAACAATATCATTATTATGTGAATGAATATCATCTTTAGATGTATGTGCTCTAACTTTTACTAATCGAATATTATATTTTCTTTTAATTTCTAATGCTTTTATAATTAAATCTTTATTTAATACTTGATTTCCATCTTTCATATAATTATTTTTTTCATAGTTTTCACCAGTTTTATCAAAAATAAACATTGAATATGCGGAATCAGTAATAACAATTAATTCTTTTATTAAATCTTCTGGTTTTAAATAATGTATAATTTCCAAAATAGATGTTAATTCAGCACGATTATTTGTTTGTTTTTGATTTAATAATGGTTTTGATATTTTTATATTTTTTTGAGGAATATAAATTCCATATCCTGCTTTGTTTATACCATTTTTAAATTTAATACAACTTCCATCTGTATATATAAATATTCTATTAGATTGATCTTTTAATAAATCATCTAATATTTCTTCATTCTTTTTATCAATCTTTTTTTCTAAATTTTGTTTTCTATAAAATTTCTTAAGTGAAACTTCACTAAATCCATTTTTTAAAAATAATTGTGCTTCTTCTTCTTTTTCAAATTTTTTATAAACAGGACCCGAAAAACCTTCTATTTGCTTTTTACATTCATCCCATGTTTTATAAATACCTGGTTTCTTACCTTTATGAACAGCATAAAATTTCATTTATATTTATAATTTTTTTTTATAATTAATTTTAATTAAATATTTTTATAATTAATTTTAATTAAATATTTTTATAATTAATTTTAATTAAATATTTTTATAATTAATTTTAATTAAATAAATTTTGTAAAATAAATTTTGTAAAATAAATTTTGTAAAATAAATTTTGTAAAATAAATTTTGTAAAATAAATTTTGTAAAATAAATTTTGTAAAATAAATTTTGTAATTAATTTTAATTAATAATTCTTTTTTATATTTAAAAATATTTATTTTTATAAAAATTTTATATTGTGTTTCTATTAAACATAATATAATTTATAAATAATTTAATTTATTTTTTTACTGATTTTTTAGTGGTAGTTCTTTTAATAGGTTTTTTAACAACAGGCTTCTTAGTTGTTGATTTTTTAACAACAGGTTTCTTAGTTGTTGTTTTTTTCATAGGTTTTTTAACAACTGGTTTCTTAGTTGTTGTTTTTTTCATAGGTTTTTTAGCAACTGGTTTCTTAGTTGTTGTTTTTTTCATAGTTCTTTTTTGTGTAGGTTTTTCTTGTGGAGATGATTGAGACGCACCCATTATATTATTTACTTAGATATTAATTTTTTTATTAATTAAATTTTAATTTATTATAATTTTTTATTTACATATTTTTATAATTTATGAAATTCGTTATTATTATTTAAAACAGAAATTCCCATCAATTTTTTTTCTTTTAAAGCTTTTTCAAATTTTCCTTTTGATAATCTTAATTTATTTTTCATTTTATCATTCCATACAATATTATTAAAAAAATCTTTTATTTTAAATCTAACTCTCAAATACAATTTATCTTTACGATTTTTTCGTTCTTTAATTTCTTGAAAATTTGTATTTATATTTTTAAGATTTATTGTTTCTTTAAATAGTATAAATTTAGCTTCTTCAATTTTTGCTTTATTTTTTAGAGATAATTTTTCTTCATTTTTTTCGTTAAATTTTTCTATCATTTTTTCTTTTATTGTTTTTATTTTTTTTTTTCTTATATAGCCATTATTTTTACAAATGTTTTTATTACATTTTTTAAATATTTTATTAAAAAATTTTGTAAAATCTATATATAAATCATAATAATGTTTACAACCATTAGTATTAATATTTTTTGTACATATTTTACTTTTTATATCCTTTTTACTTTCTGTATCGTACACTATTCCAGATAGTTCTTTATCCATAGTAATAGTATCTTCTTTGAAAGTTAGATTTGTTTCTAATTCAACTTTTGTTCTACATTCATTTAAACTTGAATATACTTTATTTTTTTCTTTTTGAAGACATACTTTATCTAAATATTTTTCAAATAATTCATTACTTATATTTTTAATATTTATATTTTTAATATTTATTTTTTTAATATTTTTTTTTTCGTTAGTATATTTTAAACCTATACTCTTTTCAATATTCTTAATAGTTTTTTGTACTTTTAATTTATCTTTACATTTTTTATTTCCATTAGGACATGTAATTTTTTCTACGGATAAATTATGTCTTTTTCGTTTTTTTTGATTATTACGACATTCGTTTCCATATTTACAAAATGAATTATTCATATAATAAAAACCTATATTTTATTTTTAATTTAATTAATAATTAAACTATATAAAAAGCATTTAATATTAAATCATTAATGGATGAATTTTTAAATCAATTTAATCAAGCAGAAACTATAAATAGTGAAAAAATAAATAATCAAAATAATTATAAAATGAATTATAATCAAGAACAATTGCAGTTTATTCAATCTAAATTAAATGATTGTTGTTTGTTAGGTATTCCAGGTGGTGGTAAAACAGCATCTATTATTGGTAAAATAAATTATCATTTTTCTATAGGTGAATTAAAAAAAAATAATGAATTCCTTATATGTTCATTTAGTCGAAGAGCATGTCATGATTTCATTGAAAAAGGACAAAAATCTAATAAAAAATTATTTAATTCTAAAAACGTACGAACTTTACACTCTTTAGCCGGTAAAATAGTTGTAAATATATTAGATAAAAAATCATCTTCTCAAGATACAGTTATTATTGCTGCTTCCGAATTAGTTTTTGTAAACTAAGACTTAATATTGGAAA